TAGCGTAGAGGGTTACTTTAACGATAAGAAAGTGGATGAAGCCGAGCAAAAAGAATACGAAGACATTAAAAATAAAATAATATCGAATATGGAATTTAATAAATTAAAAAAAGTCTTAGGCGAAGACTTGACGAATCAACTTAAGAAAGTTTTTTCTGAAGAAACGCCTGTAGCTCCTGCAATCGAGTTTGTAGAGACAAGCTTACTTGACGGTAGCGGAATTGTAAAAGGTACTATCGCAGTTGGCGAAACAGTTACTTTGGTTTTACCTGACGGTAGCGAAGTTCCTGCTCCAGACGGACAACACACTTTAGAAGGCGACATCGTTATCACTGTAATGGATGGAGTTATTGCAGAAGTAGCAACACCTGAAGAGGAAAGCCCGTTGAATGACGAAGCATTAATGTCAAAGGTAAACGAAGCATTGGAAGCTCAGGCAAATGATTTCAACAATCAAATCGCTGACATCCACTCAAAGTACGCTCAAGAGATTGAAGCACTAAACGCAAAGACAACCGCATTATTTAGCGCAGTTGGAATCCTTGCTAAGACCGAAGAAGTTGAAGTAGTAAGCAATGATGCAAAGAGAAAATCAGCATCAGTAAGCGCAACTCAATTCTCAAGATTAACTGAAATATTAAACAAAATAAAATAAATAAAATAAGATGAAACTTAAAAAATTTGCCTACGATACTACTGGTCTTCCAGCAGTCGTAAATGACCAATCACTTGAATTGCTTATCCGTTCTTTCTACGAAGGAAAGACAGGAGCAACTTTCGCAAAACAAACAGGTATCAAATCAACTGCTGATTTGCATTACATCACAACTGAGTTATTTTACCAAGCTGACACTGCATGTGCATTCAACGCTTCAGGTAAGACTGGCTTCTCAAAGAGAACCATCACAGTTGGGAAGATTAAGGTACAACAAGAGTTTTGTGCTAAAGAACTTGAAGGATTTTGGACTGAGCGTGCATTGCGCCCAGGCACCATGTATGACTACATTGCATTCGAAGCTGACTTCACTAACTTCCTTGTAGGTTTGTTGACTGAAGCTAAAGAAACTGCACTTTGGCAATCTGCAATCGGTGGTTCAGGTGGAAGCAACTTAACTCAATTTGATGGTTTCAACAAAATCATTTTAGATGCAAGTGCAACTACAATCAACGGTAACCCTACAGGTATCACTACAGGAACAGGCATCACATCTGCTAACGTAATAGGAATATTCGACGGTATGTGGGCAGTATTACCTGCAAAATTGAAAGGCAAAGCTGATTTGCAGTTTTATGTAGGTGGCGACACTTTTGACAAATTAATTCTTGCTTTGAAATCTGCAAACTTATTCTACTATGATGGTGTAAACGGAAGCGCTTACCAATCTCAAGAATTAATCTTGCCAGGAACTGGAATTAAGGTTGTAGCTTACTATGGTTTGGACGGTACTAACAGAATCCACTTAGGTAGAACTTCTAACTTTGTAATCGGAACTGACTTAGAGTCTGACGAAGATATGTTCAACATCCGTGAGAATCCAATCAGCTTAACTATGATGTTAGATATCCACTTCAAATTGGGTACTCAGGTTAAATTCCCGAACGAAATCGTAACCTTTAAATTAGTATAATCATGGCTTGTTTACTATCAACTGGATTTACCCTTGACTGTCGTGATAGTATCGGGGGCGTAGACGAAGTTTACATCGGAGAGTTAGAGTATTTAAACACTGCTACTTTTGCAAGTTCAGCAGGTGCGGTAACTGTAATGGCAATGACGGGTGGCAAAAAGTTCTACAAGTATGAACTTCGCAGAAACACGGCAGAAGCTAAAGCGGACAACGCAGGTGAGGTTACTTCAGGAAGCGGTTACATTATGCAGTCGGTTGAATTTTCTTTAGATAAGTTCGACGTTGCTAAACGTAACGAGATTAGAGTTCTTGCTCAAAAGCCTTTGATGTTTATCGTTAAAGACAAAAATGGTTTGTTCAGCTTGTATGGCTCTGAGAATGGTCTTGACCTTTCAACAGGAACTGCAGGAACTGGCAAAGCGGCATCTGACCTTAACGGTTTTGTGTTAACTTTCACAGGCGAAGAAAAGACTTATCCTTTGGGCGTGTCTCAAGCGATAGTTACTTCTTTGATTTAATCAATTATATATAATTAAAGGGAGGCTTAACGGCTTCCCTTTTTTTTTGTACTTATTTAAGTTTTAAATATTATATAAGTAATGATAAGACTTAATTTAGGAAGTAATGTAGTTGTTTTGACTTTATCTGAAAAGGTAACCATTGCAACGCCTAAGTTTCTTTTTGAATTTATTAATAATCAAACTCAGCAAAAGTATTATTGTATCTCAGCTGATACGAGCCTCTACACGGATAGATATAATAAGTTTAACATTATAGTTAAAACTACAACTCCGAGTCCTTTAATTGGCGAGATACAAATACCTTTAGGTGATGAATACACTTACAATGTTTATGAGCAAGTGAGTTCAACAAATTTAGTGCCTACGGGTTTGACGGTGGTTGAAAATGGACTAATGACCTACGATAAGACGATGACTTCACGGATTCAAAACGAATCAACCTTAACACGCAAAGCCTATGAGCCAAACTAATAACTATTCATTCAGCAAATTTCCTTTATATGCGAATGAAACGCCCATTTTTCGCAAACAACCTAACATGGTTTATGTGCCTTATGGAAAGAACAATGATTATTCAGATTACCTTTCGTATCTTTATAACAATTCGGGAATACACGGAGCGATTATAAAAGGTAAGGCAACTTATATTTTTGGTAAAGGTTTTAAAATTAGAGCCGATTGGAACGGGGATAAGATAGCTTTAGAAAAGACTTTAAACTCAATCAACAATTCTCAGACTGCGGATGAATTAGCAAGAAAGAAAATCTTTGAACGTACTCTTTATGGCGGATGTGCTTACTTAATTGAATGGGATGTTTTTGGGAACATGAAAAGTGTCAAGCTTCAACCATTTAACACGATTAGAACTTGTGTTGATAAGTCAGAGTTTTACATTAGTAAAGAATGGACAAGAGAACAATCGACTAATAGTAAATGGAAGAAGTCAAACGGTCGCTTACCTGATGACACTGTTACATTACCAGCGTTTAACCCGTTAAAAAGAGAGGGCAAACAAATCCTTTATTTAATAGACGATAACCCTGCGAGTGATATATACCCATTGCCTGAGTATAATAGCGGTGCTACACCGATTGAAACGGACATTGAGTGCAACTTCTTTCAGTTAAACAATGTTAAAACGGGATTTAGTGCGGGAACAATGGTCACTTTCTTTAACGGAACGGCAATTAATGACGAAGAGCAAATTGAAATTGAACACGCATTTAAAAGTAAGGCAAGTGGAACGGACAACGCAGGGGAAATACTTTTAAACTTTCAGAATCCAAACACAACCGCTCCGACAATTAGTCCTTTGCGTTCTAATGACTTGGATAAACAGTACGAGCAGTTAAGCAAGGATACGATAAATAAGATTCTTTATTCACATCGTGTAAGTAACGGTTTACTTTTTGGAATTAAAACTCCAGGCGAATTGGGTGGCGGTAGGTCAGAGTTTGATTTGTCTTGGGAGCATTTTTCTAACACTTATGTGAAGCCAAAACAACAAGAAGAGGAGGAGGACATGAACTATATCCTTTCTTTGTACGGTTACATCGGCAACCCCGTTGAATTAACAACTTTAGACCCTATTGGAATAGAGTTGACCTCAGAAGTAATAAGCAGAACAATAGATGCTGATTCATTTGCTGACATGGTTTATATGCGTTTAGGAATTGAAAAGCCAAACCTTGTTAAAAAGGATGACATCTTAACTATTATCAATTCAAATCCTATCATTGCACCGAAGATTCTTGAAAGTTTAACAACTAACGAAATTAGGCAATTAATAAGCTTACCTGCAATTTTGGGGGGCGATGCTTTGAAAACGAGCGCATTCAGTCAAGAAGAAGATTTTATCTTGGCAAAGTTTTTAGAAATTGGCGAACCTGCAGAGAATTACACGATAGTAAAATCTTGTTTTGTTTACTCTGATTCTGAGAATTTTGCAAAGGAAGATGACGATAAATTAATTGAGGCGATAAAGAAAAACAAGAAGATTAAAATCTCTGACTTGGCTAAAAAATTAGGACTAAGCGAAAGTGAAATTTACAAAAGTTTAGAACGCTTAAATAAGTCAAATACTTTATTAGTAGACTACACGGAAACTAACGGAGAGATAAGCATAACTCCTAAAGAGATACAAGAGCCACCGACTCAAGAGGTGGGATTGGAAACTAAATGGAGATACACAACTAATTTAAGCCCTAAACTTTTAGATACAAGCAGAGATTTTTGTATTAAACTTATAGAAGCTAATCAATTATATTCAAGAGCACAAATAGATGCAATGCAAAATGAAGCAAGTACAAGAGGTTATAATGATGATGTATTTAAATACAAGGGAGGGTGGCAGACTATTAAAGGGACAGTCACTCATATTCCTAGTTGTCGCCATTTTTGGGAGGCTGTGTTAGTTAAAAAGAATAAATAAAATGAGTTTAAAACCACTTTTCGTAAGCACCGCAACCATAAAAAAATATGGTGTAATAGAGAACAATGTCGATGACAAGTTAATTGCACAAACTATTATAATGGTGCAAGATTTACAACTGCAACAAATATTAGGCAGTGACCTTTACAATGAAATTGCAAACCAAATAAACGCATCTACTCTAACGGGCTTGAATCAAACTTTGTTAGATGAATACATTAGAGACTTTATTATTAATGCAACCATTGCTGATGGGGCAATTATATTTAATTACCGTTTCTCTAATAAAGGCGTAGTAACACAAAATAGCGACAACCAACAACCAGTAAGTCAAAGAGAGCTTGAATTGATTGAACAAAAATGGGGCAGGATGGCTGAGTTTTACGGCAAAAGACTAAGCGGTTATTTAGCTGAGAACTCGAATATTTACCCTCTATGGATGTCAGGCAATAATAAACTACAAGACATTCAATCAAGAGAATTAGGATATAGCACAGGTTTCTTTTTAGGCAGGTCAAGACGAACAACAACAAACAATGAGCGAAAATACTACCCATACTGTAAAGATTGCTAACAAAAAAATCACAAAAAAGAACTTGCAGAAGTTGATGATTTACATTGAAAAGAAAAAATGATAACTAAGAATACGTTATACCAATACTTCAAGGACTTTGCGGATAATCATTTGCAAATAAAAGACTATGGCTATGGAGACCTATGGGAAATTAGTTCGTCTCAGGCTACGCAATACCCTTTATTTTGGGTTAGTCCGCAACCCTCTAATATTTCAGGGAACGATATAATTTACAATTTTAATATTTTAATAGGAGATAGGGTTGAAGACGGAGAAGGTAACAAAGTAGAAATTGAATCGGATACTTTTCAAATTGGTTTAGACTTGTTTGCAACTCTTAATCTTCACACCGAATTGGACTTAGACAAGACTTCAACATTTACCCCATTCGTACACGATTTTAAAGATAAAATAGCAGGACATTTAATTACATTGAGCGTATCAGCTCCTTTCAATTATGATGAATGCGCAATACCACAACTATAAAAAAAATAAAAAAATAATATTATGACAAGTTTAGAAAGAATTTCAGGCGCAGTAGGAAGTCAATTAGTAACTGGCACTTCCACAGTAACAAGAGTATTCAGCGCTTTAAGCATCAACGCTGATGCGGTAATAGCCGAGATTTACTATGACAACGATTTAGTTACAAACCAAGTAACGGCATTAGGGATTAACGCCCAAACATTGAGCGCAGGTTCTATTATGTTCTGCAAAAACGATGTGCAATTTGGTGCAATTAAATTAACCTCAGGCTCGGTTTTTATCCACTAATTATGTTAACTGTTGGACTAAATTTAAAGCCAAGAGTTAAGAAAGGTTTTGACTCAGACGCTCAAGCATTCTTTACAAGAGTGACGGTTGCAGGTGGAACACTTTCAGCAACGGAAAAACTTGCGACTAATCAACTTGTTTTAGATTTAAAGAGTGCAGGTATATGGACTTCAATGAAGGCTATCTACCCAATGGTCGGTGCGAGTGCTTCAGCGTGTGCGCAGAATCTTAAAAGTTCAAGTTTTACGGGGACATTTTCGAGTGGGTGGACATTTGCAAGCACTGGTGTAACTCCTAACGGAACGAGTGCTTATTTTGATACTGCATTAAATACATTAACAAATTTAACAACTACAAGCACCCATTTAAGTATTTATGTAAGAAACAATATTTTGAATGCAGAATACGATCTTGCAAACGCAAGTAACATAGGTTTAACGACAGATCCAACTTATATAATTACTCGTTATAGTGGAAATTTAACCTTTGGTGGAATTGCAGATACAACTTATGGCACAAATACTGCAAGTACAGATTCTAGAGGTTTTAGTTCAGTTGCTACAAATGGTACAAGATTGCAAAATTTATATAAAAATGGTATTTCAATTGTTAATAGTACTGGCTCTGGAAGTTTTGCAAATAACAATTTGTATTTAGGCGCAGCAAATGGGGGTGGTACAGCATTATATTTTTCAACAAAACAATACGCATTTTGTAGTATAGGTAACGGATTAAATGCTACAAATCAATCAAATTTTTACACAGCAGTCCAAACATTTAATCAAACTTTATCACGTCAAGTAGGCGCACAAATAGTAAGTGATGCAGATGCACAAGCATATATAAATAGAGTTTATGCAGCAGGTGGAACATTAACCAATACAGAAGCAACGGCAGTTAATCAATTAACAATTGATATGAAAGCTTCAAATGTATGGACATCTATGAAAGCAATTTATCCTATGATAGGTAGTTCAGCAGCAGCGTGTGCGCAGAATTTAAAGAGTAGTAGTTTTACGGGTACGTTCACAAGTGGTTGGACATTTGCAAGTACGGGTGTAACGCCAAACGGAACAAGTGCGTATTTTAATACAACATTAATTCCAAGCACAAGTTTATCGGTAAATTCAACACATCAAAGTTTATATTTAAACACAAATAATGTTGCTACAAGTGCAGACCCAGTTGATATGGGTTCTTTTAATTCAAGCACACAAAGAATAACTTTAGTACAATCAAGTTTAGCGGCTTTATCATTTGCATCTGCTAATTTAGCAACTTTAATCTCAACAACTCAAGCAACAAGACAAGGTTTTGGTATTACATCAAAAACAAGTGCAACATTAACAACATTGTACAAAAATGGCATTAGTGTAGCAACTGGAAATAGTGGAGGAACTTTGCCAAGTTTTAATGTCTATATTGGTAATTTAAATTTTATTAACACACCTTATGCAAGTGGATATACTAATAATAAAATAGCTTTTTCTTCTATAGGAGATAGCTTAGACAATACTCAAGCCTCAGCATTATATACCAATGTTCAAACATTCAATACAACTCTTAGCAGACAAGTTTAAAATAAAAAAATATGAAAGGTTATCAATTAACAATAGAACAAAAAGAATCAATTCAAGGAGTCGAATATACTCCTTATCAATTTTTTAATTGCGTTCAAGACATCAACAATGTATGGTTTACTTTTTTGTCAGACTCTGACATAGTAGCAATTACCGACTCTGAATGGTCTTGGATTTTAGAATGTCCATTAGTAGAGTATGTTCCACCAACGCCACCGCCATTCCCTAACGAATAATTTATTTAATTACTCAGATACCATATGAAACACATGAACGACAATATAGCTGACCTACTCCTTACCACAAGTTTTCTCGGCACGATTGCCCATTACTCGTCACTTATGCAACCTATCGTCAGCCTACTCGCTGGACTAATTGCAATTATCTCAGGTGTTTACGCTATACGTTATTACTATTTAAAATCAAAAAATGGCTAAAGTAAAAACAATCACAAATTCTTTCAGAAAGAAAGCGAAAAAGAATGGCAAAGGAATCCATTCTAAAAACAATAAACCATCTAAGAAGTATAGGGGGCAAGGCAAATGTCGTTAAGAAAAACAAATACACCACGCTGGTTAAGTATAACCAGGAAGATAATGATTTACATAGGTGGCGCAACTTTCCTGCCAATGCTATTTGGTAAAATAGGAATCAAAGATGTAGAGTTTGCGCTTCAATGTTGGCTCGGAGCTTTAGGATTGTTGCAACTTTACATTGATTCTAAATATAAAAAAGAACAAGACATTTATAAGCCATGATTGACGAAATAACTTTAGACCGAATAGAGCTTCTACATCCAAAGATAAAAGAAGAGGCTAAGGCTTTATACTCCGAGATATGTCAAACGCTCTCTAATGGGGTTATATGCCGTTTCTCGCACACATTAAGAAC